GCTTTTCTTTTGGAAAACTGGAATTTAAGAAAGGAGACTTATGAACTGCAACAACTGTAACAAATGTAAAACAGACCTACAAACAGGAGATTGCTACTGCCAACGCCGGGGACATTTAATAACTCCCCGGGAAGACTGCCAGACGGCAGCAGGACAATTCCGGGAACACATAAGAAACCGATTTAGCCGGAAGGAGTGATAGCATGGAAGACAGATGTATATGCTGCGGGGATATAATCCCGGAAGGGCGGCAGGTGTGCGAAGCGTGCGTGAAAGGAGAAAATATGCAAAACAACGAAGGATACAATGACCCAACACCCACACAGGCCATGTGGGGGATTCGGCAGGAAGAAAAGACCAGAGCACTGGAACGGAAACATGGAGTATATCGAGGGGAGGTTTATAGAGTTTTGGTGGAGTGTCCACCAGACAATGCCAAGAGCGAAAAATGGGAAAAGAAGCGCAAAAAAATGAAAGTGGTAGGCGTATATACGCATATCGTAACCCTGGAAGATAGCAAAGGATTCCGAGAAAGCTTTCGGTGGAATGATTTTTGTAAACGGTGCAAATCGAAAGGACCTATTATATAGAAGAAACATAATTTTTTCCGTCCTTGTAATGGGTAGTAACAAGTGAGCCATAAAAACTTATAATATATCTTTTAAAAGCAAAGGAAAAAGAACACATGAAATACTATGATGATTATTGTCTTGAAGAGGCGTTTCAGAAGGAATATTCAAAATTAGAAGAGTGGGAAATGGAAAGAATGATGCAGGATGGAAAAGTGAAGTGCCTGTATAGAACGACCACTACAAAGAGCACGAATCTAAAAACGAATAAAACGCTGTTGGAAGCAGAAGTGTATCCTTCCTTTGCCAATAAAGCGGATATGCCCAAAACAAAGAAGAAACGGGAAAGTAAACCGTCACAGGTAAATTTAAATGATAAGAAGTCAAAAAGATATTTGATACGTCTGACGTGCATTAATTTCGGAGAGGGAGACCTCTGGTGCACCTTCGGGTGGAATAATTCCTGTTTACCAGATTCAGAAAAACGTGCCAGAATGGACATCAAAAATTTTATACACAAAATAAACCGGAGAAGAAAAAAGACCGGGAAAGAAAATATAAAATACATATATGTCCTGGCATTTGACGGATATGCAAGACCTCATTTTCACATAATTATGTCAGGAGACGGCGTTGACAGGGACGAATTGGAACAACTTTGGGGAAAATGCGATAGACCGAACACCAGAAGGATTAAGCCGGATGATAATTTCCTATTGATTGGCTTGGCTACCTATGTTTCGAAAAATCCACATGGAAAGAAACGGTGGTCTTCATCTCTAAATCTTACAAAGCCGCAGCAGGTAACGAAAAGTTATAGCAAATTCAAAAAAAGAAAAGTTCGTGATATGGTAAAGAATCATGAGCGCATGAAAACAGAACTGGAGAAGGCTTATCCGGGATATAGATTCCTGGATGCGGAAGTGATGTGTAATGGTATCAACGACGGTTACTACATATATGCCAGAATGATACGGGATTGAATAGAAGGGAAATGCAAATGAAACTGCAAAATATGAAGAGAAGCGAATTAACAGAACAAATACGTTTGTTCAATTGGGCTGAATCAATAAAATGGTTTGTTCCAGAACTGAACATGATGTACCATGTGCCAAATGAGGGAAAACGGCAGCAGGGAACGGGAGCAATCCTGAAAGCGGCCGGAATGAAAAAGGGGGTGCCGGATATCGTTCTTCCAGTGGCAAGACAAGGATATCACGGGCTTTACATAGAGCTAAAATTTGGAAGCGGAAAGCCTACAAAAGAACAAAATGCATTTATGAAGCAACTGAATGAAGAAGGATATCTGACAGCAGTGGCATATGGATTTGAAGAAGCAAGGGAGATAATCCGCCATTATCTGCGAAGGGCAAATACCTTTGAATTGGCAAATTGTGAAAATGCTGTAAAAATCTTTAATAAATGCGAGGGGTATTCTCTTGAGTGGACACCTTGCCGGAACTGCCAGTTTTACAAAGGGGATAATTGCAAACAGTAAAGGCGGGGATTGCTGTGAATCAGGAAGAAAAGACCAGGGAGATGTATCGCCGCATAGGGTTACCCTGGAGAACAGCAGAGGATTCAGAGTAAGTTTTCGCTGGAATGATTTTTATAAAAGACGGAGGTGATACCAATGGGTAAAAGATTGCGGGACATGACCTGGGAGGATTATGGCATATCAAAGAATCGATATGATGAATTAAGAGCCTTTTGCTTGCAATATGAAGAAAAGAAATCAAAAATAAGCAGGGGTGTTGGGGCTATGAATTATGATGGTATGCCCAAAAGCAACTACAAAGAAAATTCTTTAGAAACCAAAGCAATCAGAAATGTTATGTACCAAAAAGACTGTGAGATGATAGAACAGGCCGCAGTAGCTGCATCAGCAGAAATATATCAATACATAATCAAGAGCGTGACAAATGATTTGTCATACAGATTTATTGAATATGATGAGAGGCTGGGAAGGATACCTATGGGAATAAATGAATTTTACGCCTATAGAAGATTATTTTATCATTATCTTGATAATTTGAAAAATGGTGACAAAATCGACCTGCTTTCATGATATTATGATATCGGGTAAAGTTGAAACAAAGGTAACAACTTCCCTATGTTAATTTTGACTCATTCGTATGTATAGAATGGCAGCAGGGTGTCACAGCCTTGCTGTTGTATCAGGCTCAGACGGTAGCGCCTGCAGGGTGGCTCTCATATGGGAGAGACTTGCAAAGACCGTCACTCCTCTGTTTGTAAAGGTATTTTGTTGTATGCGCCGGCAGCAGGCAGTCTACTTCGTGGTCATGTTACTGCCATATTAAAATCAGTCGAGAAAAGGCTGGAAACCATCAAGTAACTGGCAATCGGCACATGTGGGTTGCGAGTTTGGAAAGTAGCTCAGTTGGTAGAGCAAGAAGCAATTCCAAGTCCCAGGTTCGATTCCTGGCTTTCCAATTTGTCGAGAAAGAATTATAAACCAGCTGACTGTGGCAAACACTTTCAGCACAAGGCATCTGGCAGCAGCTGGGTGCCTTTTATTATGCGGAGAAGGTGATGCGGTGCGTTGCACCTGGCTTATATCCAGTGATTGTGGGTTCGACTCCCACTCTCCGTATTAAAAAACATGAGGGGAGTGAAAGAGATTCGATAAGAAATCCGGAATATCAAACGCAGACAATAAGGAAATATGACAGATAAAGAAGTTAAACATTTTTATAACTCTAGACAGTGGAAAGAAAAAAGAATAAAAATACTGAATAGAGATTTGCATGAATGCCAAGACTGCAGAAGACGGCTGGAGCAAGCAGCAAAAGAAGGGAGGCTGTTACATGGTGAAGATAGAATCATAAGGCTGGCAAAGGAAGTTCATCACATAAAAAAATTGAAAGATTATCCGGAACTTGCGCTAGAGGATAACAATCTTGTAAGCCTTTGCGTTCAGTGCCACAATATTAGGCATGGAAGAAATACTCACAGGTTTGTCAAAAAGAAAAAAAGAGTTTCAGAAGAAAAATGGTAACCCCCCGGCTAAATTCTCGGGAAAATTTATTTAAATGGAGAACGGGGATGTGGCAGTGACTATGGAGAAAAATCCAATATCGCGCGAGAAGGGGTATGAACAGAAGGGGAGGTGATGATGAGTGGCGGTAAAGAAACGCAGTACAAGGGAGCGGGAAGTAAAAAACGACTTACTTGAGCAATTAAAGATGCGGAATAAAACATATAAATATTACACGGATATGGTAGAGAATTATATGTTTTATTGGCGGGTAAAAGAGGACTTGGAAGAAGATATAAGTGAAAAAGGTATCCGATACAAAACGGTAAATGGAAATGGTATCGAAGTTGAGAAACCTAATGAGTCCATCCAAAATTTGCAAAAAACTACAATTATCATGCTGAAAATTCTCGCTGACTTAAATCTCAAAGAACCTCTCATGAGCAGCACGGATGAGGACGATTATCTGTGATTATATGTAAAGAAATCGCTGTATATCTTCGGTATGCAGAAGAACATCCTCTGTGGATAAATGAAGAGAGGAAACTCTTAATACAGAACATTGTTTTGCCTACTTTGCGGCGAAATGATGTTTTTTTTGACGAGAAAACATACCAGAACTGCTTGCGGTATTGCGAAAAATACTATTACAAATTATTTCCATATCAAAAATTTATTTATGCTTTCGCCTTTATGTATAAAGATGATATACCTATATTTCCTAAATTTTTTATTATGATGGGGAGAGGGAATGGAAAAGACGGATTTATTGTTCCACTGGTAAATTTTTTACAGACACCTTTATATGGCGTTAAAAACTATCACATTGAAATTGTGGCAAACTCAGAGCAGCAGGTAAAAGATACTTTTAAAGTGGCGTATGATGCCATGGACATTTCTTCTATGAAAGGGAAATTCAAAGTCACAAAAGAATTAATTACCAATACAGCCACAGGCTCTGAATTGAAATACAATACTTCAAACGCAAGTACGAAGGATGGAAAACGTCCAGGATGCCTGGTGCTGAATGAAATTCATGCCTATGAAAATTATGAGCAGATAAATGTATTTGAGTCAGCACTCGGGAAAGTAAAACACCCAAGAGAGTTTATTATAACCACAAATGGATATGTCAGAGAAGGACCGCTGGATGAATTACTGGTTCTGCTACGGAAGATATTAAACACTGGAGAAAATCCATTGGGATATTTCCCATTTATATGCAAAATTGATATAGAAGAAGAGGTTGATAATCCAGAGGCGTGGCATAAAGCAAATCCTTCGATGGAATACATGCCGATACTTGCAAACCAGATACAGGCAGACTATCTGGAAATGAAGGAATTGTCAAGCAAAAGACCAGAATTTGTTACCAAAAGAATGAACCTTCCGGCAAGAAACGAAGAGCAAACGGTGGCAAGTTGGGAAAATATTTTGAGATGCTGCTACACAGATATTGAAGGTAGGACTCCGAGGCCGTCGCCCAATACAAAAGGGAAATTGGCTATTATTGCGATTGATTATGCAGATGTGAGGGATTTTGCATCGGCTGGGGTTTTAACGGAAGAGGAGGGAGAATACTTATGGCAGCAACATACATGGATATGCTCGGAATCGCCATATTTAAAATCCATTAAATTTCCGATTATTCAGAATTACGGGAAAGAGGAGTTCCGGGACTACGAAGTGGTACAGGGGCCTATAATTCCTCCGGAGGACATTGTAAAATGGTGCCTGGAAAGGATGCAGGAATATGTAGTTGTGAAAATTACTATGGATACATACCGATACACGATGTTCCGACTGCTGTTTGAATCTTATGGCATTAGAGAAGAAAGTAGGCAAGAACCCTATGGACAGCTAAGGCTTTTAAGAAAGCTGGGTTCCATATGTGGAATTATAGCACCGGAAATAGAAGGATTGTTTGCGGAAGGGAAAATTATTTATGGCCCCTCTGCGATTATGCGGTGGTACACAAATAATACGCAGGTTGTCACGGATAAATTTGGCAACAAACACTATGAAAAAATAGAACCCAAGCTTAGAAAAAATGACGGATTCATGGCATTTGTAGCAGCCATGTATTCAAAAGACTTAATCAAGGAGGTGGTGACTTATGTTTGATTTTTTATTCCAAGACAAAAAAGGGAAAATTCAGTCTTACATGGATAGCATTTCACTGGATATTGAAAATATAGAAATGTCTAAGTTGGCAATCGAAAAAGCAGTCGGAATGATTGCGAAAGCGGTAGCAAAAAGTGAATTCATCGTGCAGAGAAAAAAAGGCCGAGTAAAGGATAAAATATACTACATGCTGAATGTAAAGCCTAATGAAAATGAAACGGCTACAGACTTCTGGATAGAAGTGGTTCGGCGCCTCCTCTTGGAAGAAGAATGCGTAATTTGTTGTATTAATAGCGCGCTGTATGTGATGGACGGCTGGCAAGTGAATCAGTCGGTGATACTTCCGCAGATTTACTCCAATGTATCTATTATGGCCAACGGAGAAAAGATGAATCTGGAAAAAACGTTTATAGCCAGCGAAGTTTTGCATCTGCGAAGTCGGAACAAAAAAATAAAGAAGTATCTAGAAAAGGTACTCACGATGTACGATGATGTAATAAACGCATTGAGCGAAGCAAAGAGAATCAGCAGCACGCCCAAATTTAGCTTGAGTATGAATGGCCCACAACAAGTTCTGCGTGAAAAGAATCCAGATGGCACAGAGAAGACATTGACTATAGATGAATACAAGGAGAAAGTAAAGAAGCTTCTTTCTTCACGGAGCATAGAGATTGTAACCAATACAACAGCGTTGACTATTGAAGAATTGAAAATAAGCAGTTTAATTACGACAGAAGATATTGCCAAAATGGCAAAAGAAATTTTTACAGAATGCGCATTTGCTTTCGATATTCCTAAAGCAGTGTTTTTGGGAGAGATTACGGAAAAAGCAGACAGCACAAATGAATTTATTACTTATGCGGTGAGTTGGGTAGTAGAAGTTATAAATGATTCTTTGAATGCGAAACTGGTAGGAGAAAAGGATTTTCTGGAAGGCGAAAGAATTTGGATTGACATTTCTGGTTACAAACATGTGGATATCATTGAGAGCGCTGGGAATTTGGACAAACTTCGGGCTATTGGATTCAATTTTGATGAAATCAGAACCATGATAGGATGGGAGGAACTTGGAACGGAGTTCAGTACGGAAAGGGTAGTGACGAAGAACTACACCAACGATTTGGGTGGAAATGGCATTGCGCCAACGCAACAGCTATTATATACACTCCCAGTTATGGGTCAAATAACAAATACGGAAGGAAGGAGAAAAAAATGAAGTATTATGCATTAGAGAAAAAGGAAAACAAAGCAGAATTATATGTCTTTGGTTCCATTACAGCGCATCCGTGGAGAGAAAAAGATAAAGATGCGTATGGTCTGGTAAAGGAACTCTCAGAACTGGAAGCAGATGAAATTGATGTACATATTAACTCCAACGGTGGCGCTGTGTCAGAAGGACTTGCTATTTACAATGTCCTAAAAAATAATAAAGCAAAGGTGACGACTTATTGCGATGGTTTCGCGTGTTCTGCGGCGTCTGTTATTTTTATGGCAGGAGACGAAAGGGTTATGAACAGTGCCTCATTGCTGATGATTCATAATGCGTGGACGTACGGAGAAGGAGATGCGGCAGAATTAAGAAAGCAGGCCGACGATTTAGAAACCATAACACAGGCATCTGTAAATGCATATATGCAGAAAGTGAATATCACGGAAGACGCACTTAAAGATATGATGAATAAGGAGACGTGGTTGAGTGCTGATGATGCGATAAAATACGGATTTGCCACAAAGACCTATGAAGAAAAGAGAGATGGGGCCAGTCAGTCGGCGCAAATAAACATCAGAGATAAGATTTTAAACCATCAAACTGCGTCCCTCGAAAAGCAGCACCAGACAATGAATGTAGAAAAACTGGCCGAAATAGTAGCAGAGAAAACCTACAAAAAATTAAAAGAAGAAAAACAAGAGCAGCCCAATTCCTGGGATGCCTTTTTTAGTTGAAAGGAGAAAGCAAATGAGAATTGATGGATTAGATAAGGAATTACAGGAAAAAGTAAAAACAATTTTAAATGAAGCCGAAGACAAAAGTGCGGCTATTTACGAAGCAGCAGAAATGATTGTGTCTGCGAAGTATGAAAAACTCATTTCCGAGATTGCCGAACAGAATCGAAAGGCTGCAGCAGACGAATCATATCGAAGAAGCCTGGGACTTCACGCGTTGAGCAAAGAAGAAACTGAGTTTTACGAAAAAGCGAAGGATTTCCGACAGGCAATTACAGGAAAACAGATAGATATCTTACCGACTTCTATCGTAGACAGAACATTGGACTCTGTAAAGAAAAAGAGCGATATTCTGTCTTTAATTCAGTTTGCGCCTGCAGATGTAAAAAAATGGCTGGTAGCGGAACATGAGGGAAGTGCAGTATGGGGAGAATTGACGGGAGCAGTTTCTGGGGAGTTAAGTGCAACTTTTAAATCAATGGACATTGAACAGCACAAAATGACAGTATTTTTGATTATACCAAAAGCTATCAGAGATTTAGCGCTGCCGTTTGTGGATAGATATTTTACTGCGATTTTAACGGAAGCTATGCAGGACGGCTTGGTAAAGGGATATCTTTTGGGAGATGGAAAAACAGGACCGGTTGGAATTATGAATAAACTGGAAACATTTACTACCTCAGGAACTGCATCGGCCAAAGAAGTTATGACCAATATTACCAAATTTTCCCCAAAGGGTCTGGCGGAAACCAGAAAAACATTGACGAATGAAGGAAAGAGAATAGTTACTACGTTGCATCTTATCTGTAATCCTATGGATGAAGCAGAATATATTGACCCGGCTTTATATGGGGAGGCTTTAACCGGAGGATACCGGGATACTTCCTTTATGCCGATTGTAAAGCATGTAGAAGCAAATTGCCCGGAAGGAAAGGCGATTTTTACCATTCCAAATGTTTACGTTATGGGAACAGCAGGAGTGAAATTTAACGACTACGACCAGACGAAAGCCATGGACGATGCGGATTTGATTGTTGGAAAATGTTATGCAAACGGACGAGCCATTGATGATAACTGCGCAGTTGTTTTCGATGTTACAAAACTGGAAGAGTATAAACTTCCTGTTACACAGGTAACCCAGGGAGCGGAATGATATGGAGGGCGGAACGGGAGAATTACTTTATGAAATAAGGACAGAATTCCAAATACCGCCCTTCTTTCCTGACGATGGATTAAAGAATTATATTCAGGAAGGAAAAGCGCGTCTTTTATATTTGAACCCTGGAAGAGATTGGGAAAAAGACATGACATTTCGCAGTCTTTTGAAGAACTACGTTTATTATGCGTATCACCACAAGATACATGAATGGGAAAAAAATTATGAAAATTTAATTGTTAGCTGGCAAATGGGAAGCGAGGTAATAACATAATGCAGCTGCCGGAATACACCGATGGAATATTGCACCTATATAAGGTGAAAAATGATTTATCTTGTGACTATCCACAGGAAGTGCTGGAGGATACTGGATTAGATATCTGGTATCGAGAAATATCGGTTTTTGATAAATTGAGGTACGAATTTGACCAGGGTGGAAAAGAAATTACTATGAAAATAAGGATTCCGCGCTACAAAGGAGTCGACAGTACATGCGTCTGCGTCATTGGAGACAGGCAGCATCTGGTCTTTAATGCGGCACATGTATTGGACAAAGATGGATTCCCAGAAACGGAATTGACCTTGACAAAACCAGAAAGAGAGATGGAACTTTGACAAAGAGAGAATTAAGTGAACTGCTTCACGGCTTGGGGATACCAGTAAATGAAGGAATTACAAGTCAGGAAAACCAGAATAAATTTCCGAGGGTGATATATTGGCCCTACATAGAACAGGACATTGAAGCTTCTGGGAAGGAATATCAAAGCGAGGCGACCTATCAGATATCCTTTTACGCAAGGACGCCGCAGCACGAAAAATATAGGGAGTTGAGACAGAAACTCCGAGACAGGGGCCTGCGACCGGTCTTTTATCATGAGTATGTGGAAAAGGACCCGGTCTTTATGAAGACCTGGCACACTTATTTTGCTTTGGAAGTGATAGAAGATGTCTGATATGGAATTTTATGAAAGTGGATTTGGAGAATTTGCAGAATTATTAAAAGAGTTCGATGTTAATGAAGGAGAAGTTCTAAACGTCATGGAGAAGGGCGCAAGGAGCTATATACAGGATGTGAGAAAACTGCCGCGCCCCAGGTCGAGAATGAACGCCCCAGGTTATACACATTTACTGGATACCGTTACATACCGGAGAAACAAGCAGGAAATAGAAATCGGGTGGGGAAAATATTATGGCCCTATGCTGGAACATGGCGCAATGAGAATGACGGCTGTACCACATATAGGCACCACGTTTGAGAGGAACAAAGGCAAATATTACAAAACTATGGTACAGGAACTTTTTGGGAAATTTGTATAAAGGAGAACAAGAATGGCAATTAACACAAAAAAGCCGCCTATTAAAGAAACGGTAGGCGCACAGTACATTTGCTTCAACAAAGTGGATGAAAATGGAGATTGGACAAATGCATATGAAACAGATGTGGAAAAGATGGAAACTGTAAAAAGTGTCAAGGTTACGGAAAATTCAGAGTCTACACCCGTATTTGCCAGTGGAAAAATCTACGATACAGATGAGAATACAAGCGGAACAGATATTGAAGTGGAGAATATTGCATTTCCGGCGGACACATTGGCGAAGATGAGAGGAGACAATGTAGATGAAGGTGGATTGATTTTGTCTGGTGGAAACAGAAGAAGACCATATTTTGCGTACGGGAAAATTGTATTATTGAGAGGCGGAAAACGGCGTATGGAATGGTATCCGAAATGCAAGTTATCGGAAAACTCGGATAATACAAATACCAGTGAGGAGAAGTACAGCGAACAGACGGATACGGTAACTATTAAAGCATACGCGTTTAACGAAGAGGGGGATATTAAAGCAGCAGTGGATTCTACAATGGAATGCTTCCCGGAAAACCTTACAGAAGAAAGCTTCTTCACGAAGCCTGTCCTAACAAAAGAAGATTTACAGCAAGCAGCAGGATAAGGAAGGGATATTATGACCGAATATTTTATTGATTTAACAGATGGGACAAGATTGGCAATTAAAGTAAATTTTGGAACCTTGTATTATCTGCAAAAACAAAAAGGATACTATCGGATTATGAAAAAAGTAGAGAAGAATCCGAAAAGCCTAACGGAATCCGAAAGCTTCGATATGACGGCAAATATTATTTACGCATTGTTAAGGAGCAATGGCAAACTGGTAGCATTCGACGAAGCGCTTGCCCTAGTGCCGCCAGATACAGAAGACATAAGCCGGGCGTTAGAAGCTTTCCGGGAAGAACTTGAAAAATATGATAAAAAAAAACGGGCGAAAGCTATGAAGATGCCGTAGATATTGATTGGGTGGAATATATGCTGGCGGCAAAAGAGATGGGTATGAATGAAAAGGAATTTTGGAATTCGGACCCTATATTTTTTAATAAGTGCTATGAAAGATATCAGGAATGGAAAATGAGGGAGGTGAGGCAGCTATATGGCAGATGAATTAAAAAGGGTTGGGCTGGTGTTTAAAGCGGATGGGGCGGTGGATTTTAAAAAAAGCATCCAGCAGGTAAATGATGCGGTACAGGAGAACAGGAATTCTTTCAAGCTGGCGAAGGCTGCCTGGGATGGTGCTACAACCTCCGCAGATAAACTAAAAGACAGGCAGGAATATCTGGCCAAGCAGACCTCTGCTTATTCCCAGAAGGTTTCCGTATTAGAAGAGGAATTAAAAGCCCTGGAAGGTTCGGAAGAAAAGAATACGCAAGCGATACGAAAAAAAAGAAGCCAACTAAACGATGCTAAGGCTACGCTCATTAATTACGAAAAAGGACTAAAAGAGGTAACGGAACAGATTACCAGTGGTTCTGTAGCCATGGAGGAAGAAATAAAAAAACTGGACAGGAGTCTGGAAACTCTCTCGGAATCTGCAAAAGAAAACCAAAGTGCATTTGAATTCGTGAAGTCCGAGTGGGAAGAGGGAACGAAAACAGCAAAAAAATTAAAAGATGAACAAGAGTTCTTAGCATCCCAGACTAAAAATTATCAGCAGCAGGTAGAAGCGCTGGAAAAGCAACTGGGCTTTTTGGAAAAAGCGGAAAATAAAGATGAGAAGGCGATAAGCGCAAAAAAAACGCAACTGAATCAGACGAGAACCGCGTTGAGCAACTATAAAAAAAGCTTGGATGATGTAGAAGATAAACTAAAAAGCGGTGCGGCAAAAGTAAAGGACTATACGGATAAGCTGGATAAATTTGCGGAAAAAGCAAAGAGTGTGGGAGACGAGCTTGGAAGTGTATCCACTGGAGCGGCAGGTTTGGCCGCAGGAGCAGCAGCGCTTGTTCCAGCTACTCAAGAGTATAGGAAAATCATGGCCTCTTTAGAATCTTCCAGTGAATTAGCCGGATATACAGCGGAACAGACGGAGGAAACCTATAAGCAATTATTCGGTGTACTGGGAGATGACCAGACTGCAGCTACAACAACAGCAAACCTGCAGGCATTGGGGCTATCACAAAGCCAATTAACCGAATTGGTAAATGGGACTATTGGGGCGTGGGCGAAGTATGGGGACAGTATCCCTATAGACGGATTAGCAGAATCCATAAATGAAACAATAAGGGCGGGGCAGGTAACAGGAACGTTCGCAGATGTGCTGAATTGGGGCAGCATGGAAGGCGAGAGATTTGGCGTCAAAATGAAAGAAAATACAGAGGCAAATAAAGCTTGGAATGAGGCAGTTGCCAGTGCAACTACAGCAGAAGATTTCTTTAACCTGGCTTTACAGGAAGCGGGAAGCAATACAGAGCGCTTCAATCTTGTGCAGCAGTTATTGGCGGAACAGGGACTTACGCAAGCCGGAACTAAGTGGCAGGAAACGAATAAAAATATTGTGGAAGGAAATCAGGCTACTGCGGATTTTCAACAGGCCACAGCACAACTGGCAGACACCATTGCTCCAATCATTACAAGAGTTACAGAAGTGATGGCGGGACTGATAGAAAAATTTAATGCACTTCCTCCAGAAACTCAAAGAAATATTGCAGAATTCATTCTTTTGGTAGCTGTCGCTTCGCCGCTTATAAAAATCGTAGGAGGAATTTGCTCCGGAGTTTCGACAATGGCAGGAATTATGAAAAGTGGTACAACGGCAGCAAAGCTTCTAAGTGCTGCTTTAAAATTTGCAGGAGTAGGTGGCGCTATTGGGCTTGTTGTAACGGCCATTGTTATTTTATATGAAAAATGCGAGTGGTTCAGGAATCTGATAGACGGCATGTGGAGAGGCATAAAAAAAGGATTAAACTGGATTGCTGATAAAATAAAGGCCATAGGGTCACTGTTTGGGAAGCATATATCTGAGGCAAACTTAGCAGCAAATGGAATTACAGTACAGCCGGTGAAAGCTCGAAGTGTAAGATGGTTTGCGAAAGGCGGGATTTTGAATAGACCAACAATTTTTGGGAGAAACGGAAATGAGGATATGGCAGGAGGGGAAGCGGGTGCAGAAGCAATCCTGCCTATTGGATTACTGAAGCAATATATTCGCGAAGAGAATGGTAAAAGTAATGTTGAACTCATGGAAATGATGGAGCGTTTTGTGGAGATGGTACAAATAAAACCTCATGTGTCGGTCTATTTAGGAAATAAGGAATTTAAAGACTACATTGTAAAAACTGCAAAGAAAGGAATCGGCAGTACGCAAACTGGTGCGCTGCTGGCTAAGGGATATTAAGAAATGTTTGAGTATGCAGGAATAAAAAATACAGATATAGGACTGCAGGTAAATGGGCATATTAATATACCTTATCCGCAGGAACGAATACAAAAGATACAAGTACCAGGAAGAGATGGAGACCTTACGGTAATTGAAAAAAACAGAGAAGACATAGAAATTGTTATTCCTTTAAATTACATAAGTCCCGCGGAAAACTGGAGTAAAGTATGGAGAGAAGCAAAGAAATGGCTCAAAAAGAAAAATGAAAAATTAATACTGGAAGGAGACGCTGGATATTTCTATAAGTGCAGGTATGTTTCTGTGGGAACAAATGAAAGAAAAAGTCTGAGAGTTGGGAACTTTACAGCTACATTCGTTTGCGAAGGCTATCAATATGCGATAGAGGGGCAATACCCACTTGAATTGAAATTCACAGAAGGAAATGAGAGCAAATATTGCATTGTGAGAAATTCGTATGATACATCATATCCTTTGTATCAAATTTCCGGAAACGGGACATTTGATTTGGAAGTGAATGGAAAACATATGAGAGGAAGCTGCGCTGGACGACTTACGATAGACACGGACCGAGAAATAAGTTACAAAGATAATAAATCGGCAAATACAGATGTAACAGGAACATATAAAGACCTTTCACTTGAAGAGGATGAAAATATTGTAAAAATAACGCAAGGATTTGATTTGGTGATTATACCGAGGTGGCGAGAATGATACAGCTTTATTCTCCGGGGAACCGGAACTATGACAAAAATGGAGATGCGGTATTGCACCCAATCTCCTGCTTATTTACTGCCAATTTGAGCGGAGAATGGATTTTAGAATTGGAAAATCCAGATGATGAAAATGCTAATAAAATTGTAAAAGAGGCGGTTATAAAATGCGATACACCTATGGGGAAAGAACAGAGATTCCGGGTGTACGATTATGAAAAAGATGAAGACGGGGTAAGTGCAAAAGCACGCCCTGTCTTTTTTGATGCAGCCAGGGACACTATGATATTAGATAAAAGGCCGACAGAAAAGAATGGACAGGAGGCACTTGATATCTTGGTAGAAGGCACCAGATATACGGCAGAATCCGATATAACGGGAAGGAATACAGCTTATTATGAAAGAAAAAATTTGATTGAGGCTATTAACGGAGACGACGACAATAGCTTTGTGAATCGCTGGGGTGGAGAACCTCTTTATAAAAATGAGCATTTGATTATGAACAGGCGTATCGGAAGCGACTACGGTGCACATGTAAGATTTGGATTAAACATGACACATATAGCGGAAAAAGTTAATATGGAGAAAGTTGCAACTAGAATTATCCCTATGGCCTATAACGGATACATGCTTGAAGGGGATAAACCATGGGTAGATAGCCCGAATTTAAACAAATATGAGATTGTTTATACAAAGATAATCAAATACGATGATGTGAAAATGAAAGAAGATGCAAGAGAGGGAGAAGAGGGTTGCGAAAGCCTGGCAAAGCTTAGGGAAGTTCTAAAGAAGAAAGTGCAGGAGGAATATAAAAATGGCATCGACCTGCCAGAGGTAAGCTATGACGTGGATGTTGTGGCTTTGGAGAATGCGGAAGAATACAAAGATATTAAAGATTTGGTAAGTGTTGGGTTTGGAGATACTGTTTATGTAGACAGCGATAAACTGGGCATTAAAACGAAAAGCAGGTGTATCAAGATTGTGTATAATTGCATTTCTCAGAGGAATGAAAAGATAGGACTGGGAGATGAAGAAACGGACTATTTTTCAAATATGAATTCGGTCATGCAACATGCGGACCAGGCTCTTACACAAAATGGAGTCAGAGGCGAAATGGTATATGGAATTATCGACGCTATAAAAGCCAGATTGGAATCTACAGCAAAAAATGCAAAAGACCTGGGGTGTAAAAGCTTTCTGATGCAGGACCTTGTTAGCGGAAACGGCGCTATGGCAATGGGACCATCTGGATTCATGATTGCGGCGGAACGGACGGCTGATGGAAAAGACTGGAACTGGCGAACTTTCGGCACTGGACAAGGATTCTTTGCAGACTTAATTGTGGCCGGAACCATGCTGGCAGACCGGATTCGCGGCGGCGAACTGCTGTCACAAAACTACGAAGAGGGGAAACAGGGATTTAAACTGGATTTGAATAACGGAATCATAAAGGCTGCACAGCTTTTGATTGAGACAGCAAAAGCAGGGAGAGTCGAAAGAGGTTTCCGCTTTAGAAATGGAAATCTGGAAATTTTAGGTACAAATGGGGAAGTAACGGCAAGTGTTCATTGCTGCTGGAGTTATCCGGACGGTCCAGACGGGACACCAAGTGGCTGGAAAAACTATGTGGCCTTTACCGCAGGAGAAGCGGTTGATAATTATTATGGCGGATTCTGGATAGAAAATGAAAACGAGAAGAGATGTGGTGCACATGCATCAGGCATGCAATTTAACGCTGAGAAAAATCTTGACATTTCTGCTGGAAAAGAAATGAACGTAAAAGCAAAAAAGGCGACTATAAACGCAACGGAAGAAATGATTTTAAAAGGAAAACGCCTGGAAGAAACAGCGAATGAAAAAATCGTAAACAGTCAAAACACTAAGACTGGCCGCGCTGAATTTTCTGATGGTACTTACCTGGAATTTGTAAACGGCTACCTGGTGGGCGGCAATGCAAAGGCAGGTGGCTTTTAATGGCATGGACAATCGGAAATAAATACTTAACTGAAGCCCAGATGCAGGGAAACGCCCTGGAAGTCTACCGATATTTTGCAGAAAATGGCTGGTCTTTAAATGCCATAGGTGGAATTCTTGGGAACATGGAGAAGGAATCCAATATTAACCCTGGCTTGTGGCAGAGTCTAAATGAAGGCAACTATTCTGGCGGCTTCGGCCTGGTACAGTGGACACCGGCCACCAATTACACCAACTGGGCCAATGCAAACGGTTATGGGATTACAGACCCTGACGGGCAGCTTTACTGGATACATAATCTTTCCGCTTCTTCCGGGCAGTGGATTGCCACAAGCGCTTATCCTATGTCTTTCGCGGAATTTCGAGTAAGCGAGGAATCTCCGGAATATCTTGCCAGTGCATTTCTGAAGAATTTTGAACGGGCGGGCGTAGAGGTAGAAGCAGAACGGCGCCAGTGCGCAAGAAAATGGTATGAGTTTTTACTGGAAAACGGAGATGACGGAATTATAAAAAAAGCAGTCGAATGGGCCAGAAACACAGCGGCGGACAATTCCCATGGTTACAGCCAGGCAAACCGCTGGGGGCCGGATTACGACTGCTCCTCTTTTGTAACCCAGGCTTACCGCTCCGCAGGGCTGGATATTGGCGGCAGCGCGGGAGTATACACAGGAAATATGATTCAATATTTCACGGCAGCAGGATTTGAAAAAGTTTATGATGTAGACTTGACAACCGGAGCAGGGGCACAAGTGGGAGACGTGCTGCTGAACATTGTAAATCATACGGCCATGTCCTTGGGAGACGGAAGAATTGTACAGGCCTCTTCCAATCGAGGGCATACCGAGGCCGGAGACCAGACGGGGACAGAAATCTACGAAACCAATTTTTACAGTTATCCATGGGACTGTGTATTGCGATATAAAAACGGCGGAGGTGTCAAACCGCCAGAACCGGAACCGCTGTACATCACCAGATGGATACCGGGATAGGAGGTGTAAAAGTGGAAATAAGAAGAGATATATACGTTCTGCGGGACAGGATTAAAGACCCCATCGAGTATGTCCAGGGCTCGGATAAAATACCAATTGTCTTTACCCTAAAAGATTATGATGTTCCGGCCGGGGCATCTATGCGGCTTTATGTAGAAAAGCCATCCGGAAAAGCGGTTTACAACACTGTTACAGGAGCGATTAAAGGGAATGCAATTACCATTAATCCTACAAAGCAAATGTCTGCAGAAACAGGAGTTGCAAACATACAGGTGGAACTGTTAACCGGGGACAAAAGTCTGGTGACCTTTGCATACCCCATGAGGGTAAAGCGAAGCCTGTTTAAAATTAACTCCGATAATGGCAGCAACTTTATCGACGAACTGATGAAGAAAGTCCAGGCGGCAATCGACTACATAGAAGACCTGGGAAAAAAGCTCACTGACGCAGCACAAAGCGGAAAGTTCTCTGCAACGGTACAGGTGGGAGATACATCGACCCTACCACCAGGTACAGATGCTGTTGTATCGAATTCCGGGACGAAGAAAGATGCAGTCTTTAACTTTGGAATCCCGAAAGGGGAGCAGGGAAACATAGGTCCGATAGGCCCGCAAGGAAAACAAGGAGAAAGAGGCCCGAAAGGAGAGCCGGGGGCGGACGGAACTGCAGTTGTAACAGAAGTAAAGCCCGGAATGTTTGCATTGTCTATATCTGCAGAAGGACACTTAATTGTTACACACAACGCTGCGGACGAAGCGCCGCCGCTGAAAATTGTGGACGGGCACCTGAAATACATTATAGGGGGAACGGTAAATTGAAAATATTTTTTGAAAATATGGAAGATGATTTTCTTAGGAAAACCGGGTTGACCCAGTGGGATTACGGGCAGAAACTGGAAATTTTGGGACTTAAGGGAATTGCTAACGCAGAATTGCATTTTTGCCTGGAAAATGACCCGGAAGCCAAAATAGTCCCTGCGGAAATAAACGGAGAGAAAATCTCCGCCGATATCCCGAATGAGCTTTTGAAGCGGGGAAGAAATATTTACGGTTACCTTTATATTGCCACCCCAGAACAAGGCGAAACTATAAAGACGATTTTTCTTCCGGTGAAACGTAGAGCCCGCCCAAGTGATTACAGCGCTCCGCCAGACAAGGACCTGCTTAGACAGCTTATGGAGGCGGTAGAAAATAAGGCCGACAATGTGAAATTAACGGATGGAGCTCTGCAGCTTCTTTCGGGTGAGAAAGAAATCGGGGACAGAATCCGCTTACCTGCCGGCGGCGGGAGAGAAATAGAGATTAGAAATAACGGCACTGCAATCCAGTGGCGCTACACAGATAGTAACCAGTGGATGGATTTGGCAAAAATCGAAGATTTAAAAGGCAAAGACGGAGCCGCACCGGACTTTGAAATCCGGGATGGACACCTGTTTGCAATATATGAAGAATGAAGGGAGAAATAAAACATGGCAAGAGAAATTGATTTAGGAAGCATTATGGGACCGGCAGGCCCAAAAGGAGAGAAAGGGGACCCGGGCGCGACCACGGCAGACGGCGTATCTTACAAGGATTCCAATGTAGAAAAAGCCCTGGATGACTTAACAAAACGGATGGATGATGTGCAGTATACTCCAATTCAGATTACATCCCTTTCCAACAACGTAAACACGGCAGAAATGGGAAGCACCGTAAACACGGTTGTATTAAACTGGGGATATAATAAAAAACCGAAAACAGCAATGCTTGACGGCGCAGGTTTGGATGTGAACCTGAGAACGAAAACAATCGAAGATGCAGGAATTAAAGCCAGCAAAACCTACACCCTTGCAGCAACCGACGAAAGAGATGCCAAAGCAACAAAGACTACAGCGATTACATTTTTAAATGGAGTGTACTACGGAGTGGGCACCGCAGCCGGAGACACAATTAACAATGATTTTGTAAAGGGATTAACAAAAACTCTCTCTGGAAGCAAAGGAAAGACTTTTACCGTAAATGCCACAGAAGGGAAATACATTTACTATGCTCTTCCGCACAGACTGGGAACTCCGGTGTTTTTCGTGGGCGGATTTGAGGGAGGCTTTGCGCTGGCAAAAACATTTAATTATACAAATCCCAGTGGATATACAGAATCCTATGACGTTTATAAGAGTACCAATGCAGGACTTGGCAGTACAACAGTAGAAGCGAAATAAGGGAGGATAAGACATGCCTATTTTATTGATTGATAAAATTAAACAGAAAAATAACGGGAATTTTAAACTGGTAGATGCCGCTGACGTTGAATATAACGGAAAGGGTCTGGACGAGGCTATTAAAGCGGGAGAATTTAAAGGTGAAAAAGGAGACCAGGGAGAAAGAGGGCCTGCCGGGGCGAAGGGAGACCAGGGAGAAGCTGGCCCCACCGGTCCGGCCGGTACACCAGGAGCCAAAGGCGATAAGGGAGACCAGGGAATCCAGGGAGAAAGAGGTCCACAGGGAAATACAGGAGCCAAAGGCGATAAAGGCGACCCGTTTGCGATTGCGAAGACCTTTCCTTCTGTTGCGGCAATGAATGCAGGGTTTGCTACAGACGGAGTAAAAGAAGGACAGTTCGTAATGATTGACACCGGAAACGTAAATGACGAAGATAATGCAAAGTTATATGTAAAAGGCAAAACTGCCTATACATATGTTACAGACTTATCAGGTGCTACCGGTATGACTGGCCCGCAGGGACAGCGAGGCGAGACGGGTCCGGCTGGAAAAGACGGGGCAAAAGGAGACCAGGGTGAACGCGGCCCGGTAGGTCCTGCTGGAGAAGCAGGCCCGGCAGGACCTGCAGGAGCAGACGGAAAGACTCCAAGTTTCGAACTCAGGGACGGGCATCTGTTTGCAATCTACGAATAGGAGGTGATGAAATGGCAGAAGCAATAAAAGAAATTGACTTGGGACCAGTAAAAGGTCCCAAGGGAGATAAAGGAGACCCAGGGGAACGGGGGCCCGAAGGGCCAACAGGTCCTCAGGGGAAAGATGGGGTGGTAGATGCCAATACAGCCATTACTTTTACCCAAGCAGCGCAGAGACAGAATATTGCAAGTGGGGAAAAATTTGGGACAATCCTGGGAAAAGTTGCGAAGTTTTTTGCAGATTTAAAGACGCATGCGTTTGAGGCGCCTATCCAGAATCTTACAACAAATGTGGCAGGTAAAGCCCTGGACGCCATTATGGGGAAAAAACTTAAAGATGAGGTTGATGCGCTAAACTCCACTTTAGGTAACAAAATCATAATTGGCTCCAATAAAGATACTGTGCTTATAGTTACAGACCAGACCATAAACTTTTTAAACGGACAGGGGACTGTGAATGTTTCCAGCATAGCGTCTGCATATTCAAAAACTGTCAGAAATGCTATTGTGCAATTAAAATCCGCGAGCAGCGCTGTTGTTACCAGCGCTACGGTATCTGAAAACAAGGTTGCGGTAAAGTGCAGTAATTTATCCGGGACAGCATTTACCGGAAATATTGATACCACGGTATTGCTATTTATGTACTAAGGTTATGTTATCGGTTTATATCCTGTTACATTACCTCGTAAACAACTAATCGTGTATGCTGCGTGTTTTTAAAAGTAAGCGTCAATTTGCCACTAGATATCTCTTTACTTATAACTTCATGTTCTTCTCCTATTAAGGTGGCTTTCCATGCATTTAGACGCATACAGAGTAAATAACCATACGGAGGATACAAATCGGTGGAGCCATTTAAACATCTTACCAATACAAGGTACATATGCTCTGTGCGCATGGCTTTGGACATTATAAGAGATTTTGCGCCATTTTCTCCAGTGCTTACATTATCCCAATAGGCAAAGGTTCCTAAAGCGGAGTTTAGCGGGATAAAGGGTGTATAAGATACGGCGAGAAAAAAACATGACATGGGGATAAAAAAGAAGTGAGCCGGAGTGTCTGTCACGGACAAGAAAAAAAGGCACCCCGACTTTATAAGATAAGTATAACTTATTTAAGCTGAAAAACAAGAGAAAGTGTTCGACAATTTCGGACAGGGAGGTACATATGGAAATAAGAGCAAAACCTTAATAAACTTTTATGGGAATAAAAAAATAAACAGAAATTTATTTTATTAAGCCGGAAAATAGCCGGCGGAAAGGGAAAACACATGGAAAAAATGATTTTAGCAGACAAAACAGAACTGGAAATCCAGGCAGGAGGAAGCCTGGGGACAAACGTTGTAGTAGTACCAGATTTCGCGGACTTAAAAACAGTGGCAGAAGCCCTTACGAAAGAAGGGAATCTGGATACCGTGCAGTACAAGACGAATGAGCAGGTGACCGGAGAATACACAGACATGAAACTGGAAACGCCGCTGTTTAAATCTGTGGACTACACACAGGAAAAGAAAGTAACTGCGGTATTCGGAATTCGAGAAAAAACAGAACTGGAAAAAGAAGTCGATGAAATTAAAGCGCAGCAGGCAGTCCGGGATGGGGCAATTCTGGATTTAGCCGAAATGGTAGGAGGTGAAGCATAATGGTAGCTTTCTACATAATGAAAATCAAAGATGGGACGATTGACATTGACAATGTACCGGTAAGATGGAGAGAAAAAGTGGAAGCAGAACTGCAGAAAAGCGAGGTGGCATAAATGGGATATGTACTGGCGTTTGCCGCAGGAGCATTGTCAAGCATTGTAATTATGTGCTGCCTACAGATTGGCAAGTAGGAGGAGTATATGGAAATCAGAGCGGGACCTTAACGGGTCTTATTTTTATGGCATAAAATAAGGAAAAGAGAGGCTAAAGTATATGAAATATGCAAATGCAATTATTGACAGCTATAATGCTGCCGTTGGTGCAATCGTGGCGGTTTTGTCCTATATCTTAGGCGAGCACTGGATTTTATTCGTGGCCTTTTTGCTGCTTAATGTAGCGGACTGGCTTACCGGCTGGATGAAAAGCCGCATGGCAGGAAAAGAAAATTCCGTGAGGGGCTGGAAAGGTGTCCTGAAAAAGCTCGGATATTGGCTCATGATTATGGTGGCTTTCGGGGCGAGCGCTGTATTTATCGAAATAGGAGTAGTAATAGGAATTGATTTGGGAATTACAACATTGCTGGGATGGTTCGTGCTTGCCAGCCTGTTGATTAATGAGATTCGCTCTATCCTTGAGAATTTCGTAGAGGCAGGATTTAATGTACCGAATATTTTAATAAAAGGATTAGAGGTAGCAGATAAAGTAGTAAATAAGGAAACAGAGGGCAAATAGCAGCCCTCTGTTTTGTTGCGCCGGCGCAACAGCCGGCAGAAAGGAAGAAAGTATGAGTTTAAGAGTTATTGACGCAGCATCACATCAAGGGAATATGGCACAGGGAAATATGAGTTTTGATGCATTAATCGTAAAAGCAACAGAAGGCTGTACGTATGTGAACCCTTATTGCGACGGGGAATTTCAGGAAGCTTTAAAACTGGGTAAGAAACTGGGGGTATATCACTTTGCCAGAAATGCCAATGGAAACACTCCAGAAGCGGAAGCAGCGTTTTTTATCGAAAATACAAAAGGGTACATTGGCAAAGCAATTCCCGTCCTGGACTGGGAAGACACGGATACCTCGAATACAGCATGGGCGCTTAAATGGCTGCAGCTTGTAGAAAAAGCATATGGCTGTAAACCTTTAATTTACATGAGCGAAAGCGTAGTAAACAGATATGACTGGTCCGCTGTAGCAAATGCAGATTACGGACTTTGGTGTGCAAAATACAAAGATAATATCCCGGATTATAACTGGGATATGGCAGGAGCAGGACTGGCGCCGTCTGTGAAATACTGGAAGACTATGGCTTTATGGCAGTGGACGTCTGTGGGCCGTATTGACGGTCATGGTGGAAATCTGGACTGCTCTATCTTCTATGGAGACGCTGCAGCGTGGGACAAGTATGTTGGAAAAGGAAGTACGCCAGCGCCGAAACCGGAGCCACCAAAACCAACAGCGCCAACTTACAAACATAAGGTGGGAGAGCATGTAGTATTTAGTACTTGCTATGCTTCCAGTACAGACCCGAACAGTAAAGCTATCCCGGCGTCTAAAATGGCAAAGAACCACGGCGTAATTGCGAAGATTCAGTCCGGCGCGAAGAATCCGTACCTGTTGGACAATGGCCTTTGCTGGGTAAATGACGGAGATATCCGCGGAGCATACCAGGCGGCACAGTATTACACGGTAAAATCCGGGGATACCCTTTCCGGTATTGCTGCCAAGTACGGGACCACCTACCAGCAGCTGGCACAGCTTAACGGAATCGCAAATCCGAATAAGATTTATGTAGGGCAGAAAATCAGGGTAAAGTAAAAAAGATTCCCCGGCGGTCAGCCGGGGAGAAAATAAAGAAATTAACACAAGGTATTAAACACGTCTACAGCAACTTTTTGCATACCTGGTATTAAATGGCTGTATGTATCCATAGTAGTGCTTATTTTTGCGTGCCCAAGACGTTCCTGTACAATTTTAGGGTGCACGTTAGCAGCTAAAAGTACAGATGCGTGAGTGTGACGTAATGTATGGAAAGACTTATAGGAGACATCGGCGGCCTTACATAACCTTTTAAAACTCTGGCAGATACCTCCTCTGCTTAAAATAGTACCATCTTTCTTACAGAAAACAAAATCTCCTGTTCTGTCCATAGACAACAGCATTTGTATTGTAGCCTTATCCAAATCTATCCTTCTTGTGGACGCTTTTGTTTTTGGTGCACAAATTTCCCGCATACCATTTTGGCAATGGGAAACGGTACGCCGCACCATTAAAAATTCTTGCTC